CACCTAGATTGACTAGAGAGATGGGCCACCAAACTCTGTCCCGCTTTCCTAGAGATCCATCCGATAAAGTCCAACTCTATCAGAAGGATCTCTGTAAAACGGGACAAGGAAGGTAAGAGCCGTCCGTTTGCGCTGCTTGACTATTTTAGTCAATCAGTGCTACGGCCAATCCATGATCACCTGTTCCAAATTCTAAAGCGGTTTCCCGCTGATAGAACCTGGACACAGGGAGCAGGATTGCACGCTCTTACCCCCTCAGCCAACTACCATTCTCTGGACCTTACCAATGCGACAGATAGGTTCCCTCTGCAATTGCAGAGAGAACTTCTGTCGCTCTTGATAGGACCAGAGAAGGCAGCGTCTTGGGCGAAAATAATGACCGGGTATGAGTTCGACCACCAAGGGAAGACGTATGCTTACGCATGCGGTCAACCAATGGGGGCCTACTCATCCTGGGCATTATTTACACTATGCCACCACTTTGTAGTATGGGTAGCGGCTCAGGAGGTCGGAAAACCGACCAACTGATCCAATTACCTACTACTAGGTGATGACATAGTGATAGCAGATGACCGCGTTGCATTGAAATATAGAGAGATCCTTCGCACCTTAGATGTACCCATCTCAGAGGCAAAGTCACATGTATCAAAAGATACATATGAATTTGCCAAGAGATGGTGGCATCGAGGGGACGAAGTTACTCCTTTCCCGTTAGCTGGTCTCGTGGAAATCGGTTCGAAGTATTACCTTCTCCCCGGTTTCTTCCGAGACTTGGCTACTAGGGGCTTCAATGTGACGCCGGTTCTGAGCGACCGCCCAGTCGTAGTTCGGGACCTATTCGCATCTCTGATCCAGATGAGTGGTAAGGCAAATTATCGCCTTATCACCTATCTGTATCAGAGATACCAACTAGTACTAGCTATCCCCCTTGCGGGGAGTAGCTTCGATCAGGTTTATGATTGCGCTATGCGCTTTCGAAGCCTGACCGGAGTCTACTTAAGTTGCAACTGATCTCCCGCTACTGTAGTTCGAATATTCGAACTACAGGCGAGAGCAGCTGCAACTTGGATGCTAGCCCGAACTAGTGAGAAGATCCTTAATACCCAACTAAAGTGGTGAAATACTTTAGAAGGGTTTTGGGAATCTCACTTCAC